AAATTATTCAAAAGAAATGTACTCAATACTTATAAACAAAGCAGAACTAGACGATTAGGGTGACGGTATGAATGCAGTAGCAGTTGAGAAGTTTGAACGTTTTGAATGGTTGACTCATGGTTTAACTGCGAGTTCACCAAGTATTGAGCCAGTGGTCCGCGGAACAGGAGAGAAACCATTGAACTATCAAGACCGCTTGGGTGCTATTGCTTCAATGGATACCCAGTTAGCAAAGTCAGTGACAGCGCTTATTGTATTTGAAGGCAAGTCAGAAAGTGATTATGAGTATGTTCGTAATCACTTGGCTAAGATCATGATTCAAAATGCCGTAGTTGATAAGAAGCGAGAGCCTGAACATGTCGCTATATATCACTTGGCATGGTTGATTGCTCGCCTAGTATTAGACTTCGCATTAAATCCAGAGTTAGAAGAACATTACACAGCTAAAGGGCGCTTGGCTTATGCAGGGCTTAAGAGTCATCAGATGAATGTAGAGTGCTACCGAAAGACATGGAAGCCTTATGAAACATTGATGACTTTAGCAATTGATTCAGCAATTGATGAAGCAGGCAAAGCAGTTGAAGCCTACAAAAGAAATACTTACAAAGATATGAAAGCGTAGGTATTCCATTATTGCGGAAACAAGAGTATAGTTTTTATATACTGGTCGTATTACGGTTTATCCGAGACCAAGTATTTAAAAGCCCACCAATAAAGGTGAGCTTTTCGTTATCCAGTTGGGGTGCTCTACCGGAGGTCAACTGGCTTTAAAAAACGAATCAGAGCACAGTCTGGGCTGCTATCTCCCAACTCTACAAGAGCTGGATAGCAAGTTTATGGGAGAAGTAGCTTATGGCGAACCTTACACAAACAAGTTCAGCGGGTTCTTTGAAAGATTTTGCTTGGTTATTTGTTGCCTTGGCAACATTTTTTAATCCAGCAACAGCCTTTATTTTAGCCATGGTTGTTCTTGTGGCTTTATGTATCCTTAGTTAGGACGAAGAATCGACAGAGGCTCGCCAAATGGCGGGCTTTTTTAATGCCTGAAATAAAGCGCCATTCGTCTAATTGGATAAGACATCATAATTCTAGTGTGATTGATGTGGGTTCGAGTCCTGCATGGCGTGCCATTTAATTTAGAGAAGTGTGCTGCATAGATATAGCCTCTTGCCAAAGTGGATATCAAAGCTAAGGAGTAGCTCATTTCATCTAAGTCAAATGGATTGGGGTGAACATGGACACAAACGAAGCGAAGAAGAATTTAGAAATCTATAAACGTAATCTTAGCCGGTTAGAAAACTATAACCATTTATTTAGCAGCCATACGTTTAAGACTGAATGTCAGCGTGAAGTAAATACTCTCAGAACCAGAATAGAGAACTTAGAAAATGCGTTCGACAAAGAGGCTAAACGAAATAAGAGCGCTACCCTGCGTTAGATGCGGTCAGAGTCCTAGTCAAGCCGCTCATTCAAATAGCTCGAAGCATGGTAAGGGTAGAGGAATCAAAGCCAGTGATGAGTTTACAGTACCCTTGTGTGCGATTTGCCATGGTTTATTCGATCAATTTAACTTAGGCACAAGACAAGAATCAGAAGCCATGTTTGAGCGGTGGTTGGAAAAAACAGAGCGGATGCTTAATCTTAAAGGTGATGATGTTTTTTGATATATTGAATGTTCTTGATAATTTGGCATTAAAAATGAAAATAAGTGACTACGTTAAAGCTACTGTTAATGAAAATGGCTTTGGATTCTCTGGTGTTAGTAAAAGTGATCAGCTGGACCACTATTTAAGTAGTACTGACTATGACAGAACTTCATATGAATTTAATCATGCTCGAATGATTTTGATATATGAAGCAAATCTCGATCAAGAAGTTAAAGAAAAGATCAATAAAGCATTCCAGAAAACACTAACTGGAGAATAACCAGAACCACCTTAAGGGTGGTTTTTTATTGCGAGGTCAAAATGGAACCACGATTCGTCATCAAAAACCATTCTGACATCAATTATGTGACGAACTATTTAAATAAAAACCATGCAGAAGCGGCAATTGAAGGGAAGCCTTTAGTCGTATTGATTGCACCGCAAGAGAAAGACAGATCTAAGGCTCAGAATAGACTTCTTCATATGTGGTTTGGCGAAATGGCTAAGCGAACTGGTGATAGTGCTGAGTCAATCAAATACGAAATGAAAAAGAAGTTTTTAGCGAAGATCTATCTTAGAGATAATGCAGAAACCCAAGAAGCATACGAGGCTGTAATAGCTTATCGAGATGTAATAAAAACACTTCAGGGTGAAGAAAAGAAAATACACACAGCACATTATCAACGCATCGTCAGAATGTTTGTCAAAGATCATGTGCGTTCAAGAGATGCAACCAAGAAACAGTTTTCTGAGTTCTGCGATAAGTTGCATGCATTTGCCAATGTAGAGCTTGGGGTTTATTTGAAGTGCCCTGATGATCTTAAGTATGTGTTGGAATAGGTAAGCGGCTAAGATATATTGTTTTTTCTTTAATCATTACTAAAAAAGGAAAAATAATGTTTGTTCAGCATGATGAATATCTAATTAATACATCAAATATTAACTTCATTAAATTAAATGAAAAGGTTTTAAAGGTTTATGTGTACTTTGGGCCTACTGGTGAAGGCACTGGAGCTGGAATGATTCCTTTAAGCTGCGAAGATGAAGCAGAATATGAAGAATTGATTGCTAAGTTAACTAAGTAAGAATGACCGCCCAAGTGGCGGTTTTTTAATGGGTGAGATTTATGAAAAGACCTTATCCGCCTGAACAAGATAGTCCATACGCAAATGATGAAGACTTAATTGATAGTGGTGGTCTATTACATTTTGAACCTGCAAATAATGATTTGTGGCCTTGGATTGAAGAAACCTTTCTTTGTGATTGGGGTAAACTTCACAATCCCGATCATGAGCACCTTTTAAGCTTTCAGCCTCCTGAGATTTCATTCTTATGGGCCTATGCTAAATGTGAGGCAAAAGATAAGCGAATTTATGGGCAAACCGAGAAAGTAATGATCAATGTTGGTGGCTGGCGTAAGCAGCGTCAAGAAGTTCAATTAATTAATTGGTTTGGCGATATTCCCAAATACATTATTACTTTAGATGCTCGTGTATGTCAGGTCATGAGTGATGTCGACTTTTGTGCACTAGTAGAGCATGAGCTTTATCACATCGGGCATAAGAAGAATAAAGATTCTGGCGAGTTTGAATATACATCCGTAGGTGAGCCTAGATTGTATTTACGTGGGCATGATGTTGAAGAATTCCATGGTGTTGTTCAGCGTTATGGTGCATCAGAAGAAGTTCAGAAGATGGTTAATCTTGCGAATGAAGGTCCAACTATATCTAGGGCCAACATTGCTCATGCATGTGGTACATGTTTATTAAAACTTGCGTAGGAGAAGTCTTTACGTAGCTATACAAAGGGGTGGTTATGGCAAAACTCACTGAACCTATGAAAATCTTTATAGTTCAAAGTCTTGCTTGTTTTGAAACACCTCAACAAGTCGCTGACTCTGTAAAGAATACTTTCAAGGTTGAGATCGAAAGAATGCAATGTGCAAATTACGATCCAACCAAACCAACTGGCGAAAAAATGAGTCAGAAACTAAAGGACTTGTTTTACAGAACACGAGAAGATTTTAAATCCAATATCTATGACATCCCATTAGCTAATAAGGCTGTCCGCCTCAATGAGCTTCAGAAAATGTATGAAGATTGGGGTAAGAATAAAATCATGAAGCAAGGAATCATCAAACAGATTAAAGATGAAATGCATGGACATGATTTACAGCTATTAGATCTTGAATTGAAGAAATTAGAAATTCAGCGATTGAGAGATGGCGAGGATGGTGCTGGTGATGATCCAACACCTGTAAATGTCACTATTCATGTTGTAGATGCGAGTAAAAAAGATGCCGAACATCAATCCAACACTGAATGTGCCTCAGGCTAACTTCCTACAATTACCAAATAAATTTAGAGCGTTCGTTGCTGGGTTTGGTTCAGGTAAAACATGGGTTGGTTGTTCAAGTCTTTGTGATAAGTCTTGGTCTTTCCCTAAAGTTCCGTTGGGTTACTTTGCTCCAACGTATCCGCAGATCCGAGATATCTTTTTCCCTACGATTGATGAAGTAGCTTTCGATTGGGGATTGAAGACAAAGATCTATGAATCTAACAAAGAAGTTGATCTTTACTATGGCCGCCAATATCGAAGCACAATTATTTGCCGATCAATGGAAAAGCCCAATACTATTGTAGGTTTTAAGATTGGTCATGCGCTGATTGATGAGCTTGATGTGATGACAAAGGTCAAGGCTCAACAAGCTTGGCGTAAGATCATTGCTCGTATGCGATATAAACAAGCTGGTTTGTTGAACGGTATTGATGTTGCAACAACGCCAGAGGGCTTTAAGTTCACTCATGAGCAATTTGTCAAAGAAGCAAACCAAAGCGAGGCTAAGCGCGCTCTATATGGAATGATTCAAGCTTCCACCTATGATAATGAAGCCAATCTTCCTGATGACTACATTGCATCATTGTTTGAGTCTTACCCACCTCAATTGATTTCAGCCTACTTAAAAGGGCAATTCGTAAATTTAACGAGTGGGGCTGTATATCCAGACTTCGACCGGACCTTAAACCATACAGATGAGGAAATAAGACCTAATGAGGCTTTACTCATTGGTATGGACTTCAACGTCTTGAAGATGGCAGCTGTTGTTTATGTGATTCGAGATGGCAAGCCAAGAGCTTTAGATGAGTTGGTCGGTGTGCGTGATACGCCAACAATGGCCGATCTATTAATTGAAAAGTTCCCAAACCATGAGATGACAGTTATCCCTGATGCGGCAGGCCAAGCTACTTCATCAAAAAAGAGTAGCGAATCTGATCATGCAATCTTGAGACAGAAGGGCTTAAGGGTCGAAGTCAATTCAACAAACCCGAACATTAAAGACCGAATTAATGCAGTAAATGCTTTGATCTTAAATGGCAATGGTGAGCGAACACTCTTAGTCAATACAAATAAATGCCCAAGACTCACAGAGACCTTTGAGCCTGTCTCTTATACA